TTTGTCAAATCGAAAGAGCGTAAAATCGAGGTGTCTTGCAGATTGATTTGTAATAATATCCCTGGGAGCAAAAGCATGCGTTTTTTGGCTATATAAAAATCAACTCGGAAAGAAGTCTTTGCCCATCGACCCGGCTGTGGTCATTTTTCATGGTTAAAAATTTCCATTTTCATCTAATTCGCAGTTGTGATTTTGCTATGTATATTTACCATATTTATTTATTGTGATAGATTAGATATTGTTGATAATCACGTTTTTGTTTTTCTTTTTGGTTTCCGTTTTGTCCGTTTACCCACGGACAGCGTTTTCCGGCGGATATCCGGGAGAAATGGGGCTGTGTTCCGTTGTCCGTGAATTTTAGATAAAAAAAGAACAGGTGAAATCCTGTTCTTTCTTCCAGTTATTTCGGCTTTTTGCCTGTCTTAGCAATGCCATAGATAGCAACAGCGGTAGTTACCCCTGCCGCTAATGCTTCAACTGTGGTCGCTATGGTTGCTGTTGCCGCCGCTAATGCGAGTATCATGCTCTCACCTCCGTATTATTCACTATGCAGTCAACTGTTACTGCTACTGCCAGTCCTGCGACTACTCCGGCTATGTACCATCCTACCATATTCCCACCTCCCTTCGGAACATAGATTTAGGCTATGTTCCTTAGTATTCCTCAGCCAGAAGCATTGTTTCGTGGTCGCCATCATCAATGACGTATATCTTGCCTGTGAATGTTTCCGGCATACGATACACATATGTCTTTTTGAACGGCTTGGGTTGTTCCTGCTCATGGACGATTCTCTGCTTGCCGTTCTCTTTGCTTAATCTGAATATTTGCAGATAATCCAGTTTGGTATTCTGCTTTTCACGGTCTATCAGCTCCCATAGTATCATGATTAGATACAGAGGAACGGAGCTTTCTATGCCGCTGGTTATGTAGCGGTTCTTGCTGTCGAACATATGGCTTCATCTCCTTTCATTTCTTTTGGCGCTATGGATTCAGGGAGTATGACCGTGATTGAGTATTCAGTAGCCGGGAGATAGAGAATGCTCAGGTAATCGTTCAGCTTCTTCACGTTCTCGACTGGCTCGGTTGAATAGTCAACGTGTATTCTCCTGATGTCCTCCACGTCCTGAATGTTTTCAGCTACCAGAATATAGCCGCCGTCAATGCCATGGGAATTATAGCAGCTATCGAGAATTCCGGCTACATCACAGAGCTGATTCAGCACATAGTTTGGAACTCGGTCTGCTAATGTCAATGCTTCTGCTTGGGTTCTGAGTTGGTACAGCATAAATGTCCTTTCAATAGAAAAACGCCCTGAATGTTTCATCAGGACGTTGTTTTCGTATTCTTCTTTCTGCGTTTGGGTTTTTCTTCTACCGGAATTTCAGCTATCGTTTCGGGAACCGATATATCTTCATCAGGCTTTACAGGCGCTATTTCTTTTGGCTTTGCCTTTTCTTCCTGATATGCTTTCAGTTCCTTGTAATCGAATGTAGCTAATGTCCAGTATCTGACCGCAGGACACAGAGGGTGATAGAATTTTCTGCCTTTCTGGTCTGCGATACAGTACAGCTTGCTGGCATACGGTTCGAGCATATCCAGGACTTTCTTCTGCATAGTCAGGACTGCTTTATTTCCGTCACCGCCTGTGCCTGTTGCGAAAATGATGATATCTGAACTCTCAGCGTACTGCTGTATGTAGCCCAGATTATCCTCGTCAATATCTGACGTACTGTGCTTGCCGCTCATGCTGGAAAACAGATTTACGATATTCACACTTCCGTAATTCAGTCGTTCCAGATTACGCAGTACGAACATGGTTGTGTGGTCTACCGTGACGGTATCTGCGGAACTCGGATAGAGCATTATGATTTCC